ACTCGTCAGCTACCAACCAGTCTGCGAGCGGCACCTGCTACAGCACACAGTGTCTGCAGCACCCCGCCTTTCCGTCGCCGTGTCCGGGAACAGTGCCAGTCCCCGTGCCGACAACAGTGCCTGTGCCGACACCGGTGCCGGTGCCAGTAGCAGCAAACTGCAACACGTGCAGCCCTACGCAAAGCTACAACTACACCACCAGCGACAGTAACTGCCCAAGCGGTACTCGCAACTGGTACCTGTGCTGGACACCGGACGGCTGTGCCAACCGGTACGACGACCTGGGCTGTGCCCCGAGCGTGCCGGTGCCGACAACAGTGCCTGTGCCGACTGGCGGCCTGCCTGACTGCCCGGGGACCATCACTAACCCAGTTAACTACACGTGCGCCGAACTCGGCTGCACGGACATAGGCGGCTCGAGCCAATACGCCATTCCGGCCGGGCAGCGGTGCTGCAACTGCAGCGGCGGCAATGTTCCAACGCCGACTCCGGTTACTCCGACAATTCCGCCTATCCCAATTGACTTCTTCGTACCTGAGCCGTTTACCCCGACTACACCGCAGCTTCCGCCCCCGCCGAGCGACGCACCGGCCGCGTTCCCGTACTACTACCCGGACAACCCACAGCCGTTCCCGCCGTTCACCCTGCCGACTTTCCCGCCGTTTAGCATCGACTACCCGAGCCTTCCCGCGATTTACGAAAGTGGTGGTGAACCAGCTCCGACTCCGGCACCTCCACAGTCGAGTCCGGTGCCGCCGTCGGCTCCACAGGAGCAGCAGGACAACTACAACCCACCTAGTGGTGGCGGTGGCTGTATAGTCGGTTCTACGCTAGTCGCCACACCTAACGGCCCGGTGGAGGCGCAGCACCTACGTGGAGGTGACGTCGTTTACTCCGTGAGATTTGCAGAACTTACCACGGATGAGACCGTCTACTCACTGCCACTGTGGTCCAGCGAGAGTTTAACGCCGGTACAAATGCTGACGACAGTTGTGCAACAAGTACGCGTGACTAGGGCCAGCATGATACAGGTTTCTATAAACGGAGACCGATTTACACCAGAACACCCGATACTAGTCAGGCGACACACCACCTATTCATTTCTTAGCGCTGGCTCGGTTCAAGTCGGTGATTTAGTACTGCGTAGGGGCGGAGACACTGTTGCTGACCTGGAGTGGACTCCAGTGATGGAAAAGACAGTCATAGACCTTCCGGCCATAGCCTACATTTTTGACACGGAGGAAGACGACGTGCTATTTACGGTGGGCATGCTCACGCACAACCTAAAAATGTAACATCGTATGATAGGGTACTACCACGACGCACACCGAAAGACAAGGAGAACGCATGACTGAAGACGCACCAAAACCAAAAACTGCAAGGCCGTGGGACTTGTTTATTAGCAAGTACGGACGTGTAGAAGAGCAGTTGCAAGCAGATCGAATGGAGATCTGCAAAGGTTGTCCGCATTTTATTGGTCTAACAAAACAATGCACTAAGTGCGGTTGCTTTATGCCGGCAAAAACTAAGCTGCCGCACGCCCAGTGCCCGCTAGACCCACCGAAGTGGACAGCCGTAAACGTTACTGACTACGGAAACGAAAACTCTCAGGTGCAGTCATGAGCACTACAAACAACAATGGCTTTTCAGTGATTAACTCTGCGGAGCTACAGGCAGCTCTTGCGAGAAAAGCAGCTGCGGAAGGAAAGCCGGCGCCTTCGCCGCTTAACATGGCACAGAGCAACACAGCGATTACAGCACTCGTGCAGCAGCCACAGACACAGGGAGTGCCACAGGGTAGACACCAACCACCAACAATACCGGGGCAGCGTTTCATAGCTATAGTTATAGACGGAGCCGTAGTAGAGGCTCTTATGGCGACAGAGCGTCTTTCGGCGGCCCTGCAAAGCAGCCCAACGATTGTAGACGTGACCACTCAGCCCTGGCTTCCAGAAATTGGTGACTTCTACGATAACGGTGTTTTTTACTTTAATCCTCAAGCAGTGCTACCACAGAACGGAGTGCAACAGTGAACACAGTGACAGTAGGCGCTAACCCGAGTCAAATAGAAGGAAAACTATTGGCTCCGGGCATAGTCAGCTACTCCAACGTTATGCGGGATCCCGCCGGGCTTATACGCGATTTAGACGGTCTTACAGAGATGCGTCAACTGATCTGGCAACCAGGCCAGCAGGGCAGTGGCATTCAAAACAGAGCCGGTGCTCTCACTAGGTCAATTCGCGACGTCGAGACGGTGTCTATACCGGCTTTCGCAAAAACGCCGGAGCTAAAGGCCACGGGTGGTGTACTGGCGGTACTAAGCGACCTGCTAGACGCGAGTCTACTGCCGCTGCTAGACGCCTACTCTAGGCAGTTTGGAATAGGTGGCGATCTAGACAACGAGGGCTGGCAGCTTCTAAAGTACGGCACGGGGCAGCACTTTGACAGACACGCTGACGCAGCCAAAATGTTTCAACGTCGTGTGTCGATGAGTTTCTACCTAAATTCAGACTTCGAGGGTGGCGAGATAGAATTTGATCAGTTCAATCTAAAAATAAAACCAGAAACAAACCAAGTCGTGTTTTTTCCCTCGACGTACGTGTACACACACAAAGTGTGGCCGGTCATAAGTGGCCTGCGTTACTGTGTGGTTGGGTGGTTTCACTAATGGGCAGACGCAGACCAGACCCGGTAATAATCGAGGAAACACTAGACATAGGCATGCACAAAAGTCTAGTAGACGTGCTCAAGAAACGCGGTACCGGCTCGATGTCTTGGGACCCGGGATTTGGACGTTTTTGTTTGAGTGCGCAGGCCGAGCCGCTCCTTATGCAGGCATTTGAATCGGTGCTGCCGCTGGCCAGAGAGACTTTTGACAGTGACACTCTTCTACCTTCTTACGCACTATTTGCACACTATGAAACAGAGAGAGCAAACCTGTTTAAGCACCGGGACAATAACGCCTGTACGTACACTATAGACATGTGCATCTACCAAAATGAGCCCTGGGCGCTCTGGGTGGCTGACCGACCGTACATGCTCAGACCAAATCAGTCACTTGCGTACTTTGGCAACGATCAATGGCACTGGCGAGAGCAGTTCCCCTCGCCCGCCACTAATCAAGTAGCTATGGTCTTTTTTCACTTCGTAGAGCCAGATCACTGGTACTATACACATGGACCTAGCTATCTAGACACCATAAGGGCGAAAGAAAAGCTTGGCAAACAGATAGGAACGATGTAATGAGTGAAAACGACGGTGTCTACACGTACAAGTATTTAGACAGCGATCAGCTACTGCGTCCCGTTCGAATGGCGTTGGGCGAGCCAAAGCTAGAGTACTCGCAGGTGCTAGCGCTTAAAGCCAAACTAGATGAAGTAAAAACCATGATAAACGAGAGAGGAATGTAAAGACATGTCTTATACGTTCATAGACAATTCTGAAAAAATTGCAATAGTGGAGTCTCAGATCCGTACAATTGAGTACAGTAAGTACACTAACGAGATTGCAAAAATTGCCGAACAGGCAAAGAGTGCACCCGACGCTATTACCTTGCTGGAACTAACAAATCAAATTGCAGAAAAAGATCGACAGATCGCGGCGCTCAATGCCAGTAGAGCTGCCCTGCTGCCAGAAGAAAACTAATGTCAGAAGAAAAACAGCGGGAACAAGCCGAGCAGATAGCACTACTGCAGCAGGTAATTCGTATAACTAGGGACCAACTAAACAGGGCAATGGCGCTGGCTTCTGAGCTGGAAGGCATGCTGATTCTTGAAAAAGAAAAAGTAGCAAACCTTCTCCCGGGAAACTTTGAGCCAAGAGAAAAGCAAAAAGAAGAACCTAGCCAGCAGTAGCACTAAACAACACAGAAACAGTGAGGCAGCGACTATATGTTTGAAATAAAAGACGGCACCAGAACACTACAGTTCAACGGTAAGCTATTGGCAGAGTCTTCCTCATGGCGTCGTGGCTCTTACCGTTGGATAGAGTTTAAGCTTTACAAAACTGACAACGGCTCGTACGTCTTGTCTAGGGTAGGGGTCTCTATTGTGTACCACGGCGCGACATGTCCCTTGGTAACTAGATACTCGCTAAACGAAGCCAGTCGCAGTGAGCTAGACTCTGCTGCCGTCCTGTGTGGTGACCAGAGGGAGAGCTGCCCGGTGGCATGTCAGCCAGACGACAGCATAGACCTGGTGTTTCCAGAAAAGTACCGGTACTGGGCACAGGTCAGTGAAGACCCGCAGGCAGTACTAGACGCGCTGTACAAGTACGACCAGGGTGGCGCCAGGTATCTCACGAATGTGGCCCAGCGACTGTTGGAGCAGGCAGCTGACGTCGACCAGAAGATAGAAAAAATGTACCGGGTAGAAATAATCCCGTAGACGCCTGGCCAGTCGTGTACTTTTAGGTCTACACGGGCCTATAATAACAATAGTAGTAACAAGCGCAAAAGACACAAGACAAAGGATGAAGGATAAAAATTGTTTATCATAATTGAGGGCACAGACGCCTCTGGGAAGAGCACATTGGTAGAAGAAATAAAACTACTTTTGTGCAATTTAGACACTGGAAGTCCAGTGCATGTTTTTCACAAAAGTAAGCCAGAGGAACTCAACAGACGCTGGGCGCTAAAAGACTATGTACTGTCCATAGAAAACATTGCGCACCCTGACTCCTTGATAGTTGCCGATAGATGGCACTGGGGAGAAGCCACCTATGCTCCGCTAAAGCGACCGAGCAGCGACAGCGACGGATACGGTCTTTTAGGCGCGGCTGGGTGGAGATGGACAGAGATGTTTTTAATGTCCCGCGGTGCCGCACTGTTTTGGCTGTATCAACCACTAGACGTAGTCACCAGACGACTAGACAGCCGTGGCGATGACTATGTGAAGTCAGACGAGCTAGGCGCGCTCATCGACTTACACGAAAAAACAGTAACTAAATCAGCCGTGTTTACTGGAAAGCTGCAGCCAAACCCGGACGATCTAAACGAACTAGCCGCACTTGCTGACATGATTGTTGATACCGCTTTTCAAGTAGAAAACGATGTAAAGCATTTAGCAAACATGCCGTTTTACATCGGTGCGCCTAAACCAAAAACTTTGTTGATTGGAGACCAGCGTAATCAAAACAGGTGGTACGGAAAAGCAACAATGTTGCCATTTATACCAGTTGACGGAAACAGCGGTGACTTTTTACTGGGTGCCTTAGAAGACAACTTTTGGCCTACTGCTGGAATACTAAACGGCAGCGAGCTATCTCCAGAAGTCCTGCACTCGTCATGGAGTACGCTCGGTTCTCCGACAGTAATTGCACTTGGAAGAAACGCCGAAGCAATATGTAAAAAAGCAGAAGTAGAACTAACTGCTGTTACTTCGCACCCTCAGCACATAAAAAGATTCTACGCGGGACAACAGCAAGAGTACGGAGCAGCAATAGCCGCTCTAGCGCGTGGAGAAACACCAAAAAACAGAAGTACTAACTGGGCAAAGGAGACATCATGGGTTCTCGCGTAAATGCGATCGAGGTAGAAGACGGAGTAACTGGATACACAGAAATGGTTCAGTGGGTCCTAAAAAACGGAAAAAAGACATCGCCAAGAGGAATGAACACCGTTGAGCTAGAAGACGCAGTGGTGTACATCAACGACGTACAAAACACGCTGCCGCTTGGAACGGGTCGCGGCGCAGTAGCAGGCATAGGCGCGGTTGAGGCGTGCCAGTTGTTGTCTGGCATAACGCACCCTGCGTTGACCGTAGCAGTCAGTCCAAACTTTGCACAGTTCTTAGAACCAAACAACACCTTTCACGGACCGTACGGCGTAAGAACAAGGGGGCAGTACGACCACGTAATCGAGCGTCTAATCGCCGACAAAGACACCAGGCAGGCTGTAGTTACACTGTGGAACCCAAACCTAGACCTGCTAAAGGGAAAAAAAGACTATCCATGCACGGTGCTGCACCAGTTTCGTATCAGAGACGGCAAGCTAAACATGAGCGTGTACATGCGGTCAAACGACGCTTGGCTTGGCGCAGCGTACGACTGGTTCCAGTTTACAAGAGTACAAATTGCTATCGCTTCAGTGCTAGACATAGAGCCAGGCGTCTACGCACACCACGTTGGATCGCTGCATCTATACGAGCAGCATTTTGAGAAGGCAGAAAAGCTGCATGCACCAGAAAAACAGCCGGAGGCTATTCCAGCAATCAAGGGCAGAAACTGGAGAGAAGTAGAGTCGTCAGCACTTCTATGTCTGCAAGCAGCGATAAATCCAAGCGTGCTAGACAGACTAGCAGAAAATGAAAAGTGGTATGCAGATGCCATGATCTCGGCGATAGAGAAAAATGCCAAAGCCGCACCCGCAGAACCAGAAGTAAAGTAAACAACACGCAAATGAACACACCTAGACCGTCGTGGGACGACACTTGGATGAGCGTAGCTGTAGCTATCGGGCGTCGAAGTCGTTGCTCACGTGCTCGAATTGGCGCGGTCATAGTTTCGCTAAACGGTCGAATTGCGTCTACTGGATACAACGGTCCCGCCGCTTCTTGGCCAGAAAACTCGGACTGCATAAACTGGTGCAAACGAGCTAGAGGAGAGGCGCCGCTCGACAAGAGCTACGACGAGTGTCCGGCTATACACGCCGAGATGAACGCCCTGATGTACGTAGACCGGTCTAGAGTAGAGGGCGGAACTCTGTACGTAAACAGCTCTATCTGCATGAACTGTGCAAAAGCTGTGTCAAACTCTGGGTTAACCAGAGTAGTGCTGCTTAAAGTCAAAAACGACTCGCACAGAAACCCAGACGACGTTATTGCTTATCTACGCAAGTGCAGCATAGAAGTAGTGCAGACAGTATGACAATTTCCATGAACGAAGTTAAGCTGCACTTGGTGGACACTGCTGAAAAAGCTTCTGAGTTTATTCACTGGATCAGCCAACGCAGGCCGCTAAACGCTATTGCGGTGGACACTGAAACCGGAGAACGTCCTGGCGGCGTGCGTGCACATGCGCTGTCGCCTTGGCACGGGCAGCTGCGGCTCGTGCAGGTTGGAGACGCCGAACAGGCCTGGGCGATACCTTGGAACGAGTGGGGCGGCGTTTTCTATCAAGCAATGGAAAACTACGATGGACCAATAGTATTTCACAACATCGCTTTTGAGGCGCGGTGGTTTGACGTACAGTCTCGTTGGAAGCTGCCCTGGCACCAAGCGCACGACACCATGATCATGGCGCACATCATTGACCCGCTTGGCTCTGGCGCACTCAAGCGTCTTGCGGCACTACACATAGACGGCAAGGCCGTTGCGCTGCAAGAAAACTTAGACGTAGAGATGGCCAAGAACGGCTGGACCTGGGGAACAGTGCCTACCAACTTTCAACCGTACTGGGCGTACGGCGCACTCGACTGCGTGCTTACTATGCGGCTGTGGCACCAGTTCTACAAAGACTGTGGACCAGATGGAAAGTACCATAGGCCATACGAACTAGAGATGGCGGCAAGAAAGATAGTTACGCGCATGGAGATAAACGGCGCAAAAATTGACTTAGAGTACTCACGCAAAAAGTACGACGAGTTAATACACTACTCTACGCAAGTAAAAGACTGGGCAGACAACAGATACAACGGCGTTTCTATCACCAGCAACATACAGCTGACTAGGCTCTTTGAAAGTTTAGGCGCAGAGATTACAGAGTTGACGCCGAGCGGACAAAAGGCGTGCACTAAAGACCAGCTAAAGCTGCTGCAAATAGAGGGAAATGAGCAGGTAAAAGAGTTAGCTTCTTTGGTGCTTAAGCAGCGCAAGGCAGACAAACTAGCTACTACATACTTTGCAAACTTTCTAAACGACAACGTAAACGGATTTGTGCACCCGTCAGTAAAGACTCTCGGAGCTAGAACTTCTAGAATGTCTATTCAGGCCCCAGCTTTGCAGACACTGCCTAAAGGCGACGAAGTAGTCAGAACTGCGTTTATACCTAAAGACGAAGACCATGTAATTATCACATCAGATCTTGACCAAGTCGAGTTTAGAATGTTTGCTTCCCTGTCTACGGACTCAAACTTGATAACTCTGTTCAATCGTGCAGATGCTACCGGCTCGGATCCTTTTACAGAAATAGGCAGAGAGATATACAAAGACCCCAGCATGATGAGAACCGACAAGCGCAGAAACTTGATAAAAGGAACTGTATACGGAAGACTGTACGGCGCTGGAGTTCCAAAACAAGCCTTGACTGCGGGAGTGCCGGAGGCGCAGATGCGGGCGGTCTCAGACGCATTTGACCAGCGCTACCCGGGCATGGCCATGTTTCAAAGAAAAATAGAGGATGCTGGTATGCGCAGATTAAAAAACGAAGGCCAGGGCTACGTGTACACGTGGACCGGACGAAGATTGCCTTGTGACGAAGACCGAGTGTACACTTTGGTAAACTACTTAATACAGGGCGGAGCCGCGGAGGTCTTCAAACAAAACTTAATAAAGCTAGACCAAGCCGACCTTACAGAAAATTTAATTGTGCCGGTGCATGACGAAATTGTGCTGCAGGCACGTAGAGAAGACGCTAGAGATGTCATGGAGACCGTTCGTGAGTGCATGACTACCAGAGAAAACTGGGAAGTTCCACTAACTGCCGGTGTAGAAGGACCGCTAGAGACGTGGGGAGACAAATACAAATGACAGAACTAAACACGTTTGTGCTGGCTGTAGACCCAGGCAAGCTGAGTGGTATAGCTCTATTCCAGTATCAGAATGGAGTTCCGACGCTTCTACATTCCTACGAAACTGACTTTGACACGTACGCGGACACCATTCGAGGGATGATATACGTAAGCGTACAAGGAGGTGCCGACAGGCTACTGGTTGCGTGTGAGCGGTTTACCATAAACGCTCAGACGGTAAAAAACAGCCAAGCGCCATACAGCCTAGAGCAGATAGGCATTCTAAAACAAGCGCTGAAAGACATGGAAAAGCATCTTAACAGAGTAGGTCACTATCTACCTGGGTTGGCAATGCAGGCACCGTCAGACGCTAAAAACATGTTCCCGAACCAAGCGCTAAAGAAGCTTGGCTACTGGCACGTAGGGGGAGATGGCCACGCGCTGGACGCCATACGGCACGGTCTGTTGAGGCTGGTTAAAGCCGGCTGGGTCCCCCGAGCTCTATTGGAGGGCTAGAAAGATACTGCCGTAAATAGATTAAAATTTTTTGTTAAACCGTGGTAGTATCTACAAAGACGAAAGACGAGGAGCAGTGCATGTCAGTTACAGTAGACATAGACCCTAAAAAAGGGTCCATTCTAATAACGGCGGAATGGCGCTACAAGGAGCTCTGTAAGAGCATCCCAGGAGCCACGTGGTCGACCACGGACAAAGTTTGGCGTGTACCCCTTAGTTGGAGTAGCTGTCTTGCTTTAAGGTCCACATTTCGCGACCAGCTCACTATTGGAGACGCACTGGGCGAATGGGCTGCAAGAGAAGTCTCTGACAGAATCACTCCGTCACTCGCCCTCCGCGAGGCCGAAGACGGTGATGGCGCAGAAAAATTGTTTCCTTATCAACGAGCTGGCGTACAGTTTTTAGCTACAGCACGCAGGGCACTGCTGGCCGACGAGCCAGGGCTTGGAAAGACTGCTCAGGCAATACACACTATGAAGCTGCTCCACGACCGCGGCGAGGCAGTGTTTCCAGCACTAATAGTCTGCCCAAACACGCTGAAAAAGAACTGGGCAAGAGAGTTTGAAATATGGTGGCCAGGCGTAGTAACTCAAGTAGTCAAAGGCTCTGCGCTGCAGAGACGCAGACAGCTAGAAGAGCCTGACGCGCAGGTGTACATCATTAACTGGGAGTCGCTACGCGCACACTCTAAACTTGCAGCTTACGGTTCAATAGCGCTGGCAAGAAGTCCAGAGTACGGTGGACACGACGAAAGAGTGACCGAAGCGCGCTGCGAAGTCAGACCAAGAGAGCTGAACAACATAGACTTTAATACGGTCATAGCAGACGAAATTCACCGGTCAAAAGACCCGCGCAGCAAACAGACTAGAGCGCTGTGGGCAGCAACTGGAGACGCTCCGTTTAGATTTGCTCTCACGGGTACTCCTATTGCGAATAACGTACTTGATCTATGGGCAATTTTGCACTGGCTGTCACCCGAGGAATGGCCAAGCAAAACAAAGTGGGTAGACCGCATGGTCGACACTATGCTTAATGCGTTCGGTGGTATGACTGTACTTGGTGTTAAGCCGCACATGCAAGAAGAGTTCTATAAGTCAATAAATCCACGCATGCGTCGAATGTTAAAGCAGCAAGTTCTCAAATGGCTGCCACCAGTAATGAAAGAGCGCAGAGACGTTGAAATGTCTACTAAGCAGAAAAAAGCGTATGAACAAATGCGCGACACGATGATAGCTGAGCTAGAAAATGGAGAAGCTCTAACGGCGCCCAGCGCTCTCACTCAGACTACTAGACTTTTACAGTTTGCGAGCTCATACGCAACTATAAGCACTGACACGGAGAGCGGAGAGACTAAAGCAGTTTTAGTGGAGCCTTCATGCAAAGTAGACGCACTGATAGAGGACATAGAAAACGGTGACTTTGGCGAAGATTCTGTAGCTGTGTGCGCCGTGTCAAGGCAGTTAATAGAGCTGCTCAGCGCGCGCCTTACCAAGCTGGACATAAGGCACGGACTAGTCACCGGTGCACAAGATGAAGACGAACGCCAGCAGGCAATTGACGACTTTCAGTCTGGCAACACTAAATGGCTGTTGTTTACCGCTCAAGCCGGCGGTGTGGGGATTACGCTTACTGCAGCGCGAAGGCTGGTAATGCTACAACGACCGTGGTCGTTAGTCGACTACAAACAAGCAATGGACAGAGTCCACCGCATTGGCTCAGAAGTGCATGACTCAATCTCGATAATTGACTACGTAACTGAAAATACGGTTGAAGAGCGTGTGATAGAGGTGCTAGACACTAAAGCAGACAATTTTGACGAAGTAGTTCGAGATAGAGCAAAACTACTCGCCATGCTAAAAGACGAAAAGGCAGGAAGACTATGAAAGACTACAGAGACACTGGGAGAAAAAATGGATGAAAACGTACTAAGGCTTTCCAACTCGGAGATCCAAACGTTCAAAGACTGCCGTAGAAAGTGGTGGCTCTCGTACTACAGAAGACTACAGCCAGCACAGCGCGATATGACCGGTGCACTTGCACTAGGAAGTCGCATTCACTCGGCTTTGGAAGACTACTACGCAAACGGTGTGCCGCTGCTAGACGCACACAGTAAGCTGATCGAGACGGACCGACAAAAGTTGATTGAAACTATGCGTGACACCACGGACTTAGACGGGGAAGCAGAGCTAGGCCGACTAATGTTAGAAGGCTACCTTCAGTGGGTAGAAGAGGAAGGTGTCGACGCCGAGCTAGAGTTCGTGTCGAGCGAAGAAAAAATTTCCATGCCCCTCTTTGGCGGTGCAGTAGAGCTACAGGGAAAACTGGATATGAGAGTACGCCGTAAGGGAGACGGAGTACGGATGTTCCGCGACTTTAAGACTGTTGGCGGTTCATTTACAGACTTTACCCGTATGGCGCACATGAACGAGCAGATCATGACTTACATGATCTTAGAGTCGTCTAAAAACAGCGCAGATGAGCGATGCGACGGGGGCATATTTACTATGCTTAAAAAAGTAAAGAGAGCCGCTACGGCTAAGCCACCTTTCTACCAGCAGATAGAAGTAAGACACAACGTATTTACTTTAAGGTCTTTCTGGGCTAGACTTCACGGTGTCATAGCTGACATCATGCAGACTAGAAAATCGCTAGATGCCGGTGCAGATCCAAACTTTGTTGCCTACCCGCGGCCGAGCAGAGACTGCAATTGGAAGTGTCAGTTTTTCGCTGTATGTAACATGATCGACGACGGAAGCGCCGCCGAACAAGCAATCAGTGAAATGTACGAGGTCGCCGACCCGTATGCCTACTACGAAAACGACAACAAGAAAGGAAGTGAATGACACATGACGGTACAGAGATCGCTGACGATGATGGTGTACGGTGAAAGTAAAGTTGGTAAGTCTACTTTTGCGGTAACAGCTCCATATCCGAGGCTAATGCTAGACGTCGAAGGCGGCCATAGATTTTTACCTATAGTCGTTAAATACTGGGATCCACTGCGTGAAGAACCACCAATAGCAGACGGCACTTGGGACACGTGTGTAGTGCAAGTTCGTGACTACGACACCGTGCTAAAAGCTTATCAGTGGCTTCAAATTGGCAAACACCAATTCAAGTCTCTCATCATTGACTCGGTGAGTGAGTTGCAAGTAAAGTGTCTTGAGAACATAGCTGGAAAGCAGCAGATGAGCCAGCAGCAGTGGGGAGAGCTACTTCGTCACATGGGAGCATTGCTACGTGACTTACGCGACCTAACTATGCACCCGACTGCGCCACTAGAAGCTGTAGTTCTGACCGCGATGGCCAGACCTAATACTGACGGCAGATACCGTCCTTACCTGCAAGGACAACTAGCAATTCAAGCTCCGTACTTCTACGATTTGCTCGGAGCTATCACGGTTGAGGAGTTTCCTAATCCCGACCCTACACAAGTTGGCTCTCTCAAAGTTCGACGTATGTACATAGAGAGAACAAACCAATACGAGGCAGGCGAGCGCGTTCAGGGACGCCTCGGCAAAATCGTAGAGCAAGAAAACCTTGGGATTGAAAACATGCTAGACATAGTTTTTGGTCCAAAGCAACAAGCAGCAACACAACCAACCACAACCGCGCTAAGCGCTTAAAGGAGAAACATGAGCACTCTCAACTGGGGCGACCTAGTCAAAGACGCCGGAGACGCCGGCGGCAGTTACGATCCACTTCCAGATGGTGACTACGATCTCGTAGTACTAGAAGCCACCGCAAAGGTTTCGCAGTCTGGTAAAACAATGTTTGCGATCAAGGCACAAGTTCAAGGCGGAGCGCATAACAAGCGACTAGTCTGGGACAATCTAGTTATTTCTCCTGAAAACCAGGCAGCTCTTGGCATCTTCTTCCGTAAGATGTACGCACTTGGCTTAAACAGAGACTACTTTGCACAAAACCCAACCAATGCACAGATTGAGTCAGCAATAGTTGGCAAAAAGTTTCGTGCCACTGTTGGAAGCAGAACATGGCAAGGTCAGAAGAAAAACGAGATCAAGAACTACTTTAATATCGCGGTAAACGCAGCTGCTGCACCTGCTGCAGCAATGCCACCAGCCGCAGCGGCACCAGCACCAGCGCCTGCACCAGCACCAGCGCCGGCACCAGCGCCTGCACCGGCAAATGTGCAGGCACCAGCCGCACCGTTCTAACAACAAACGTAGAGTGCTCGTCGTGTCGCACGTGCCACGACGAGTACTTTAAGTTGTCAACACCGCTTGACTCTAACAGAAAGATACTTATGGAACTTACTGAGCCAGAAGGCACGGATGCACGCCTGTCCGCAAGTGCTCGTGCGCTTTGGAAGTATTGGTGGCCGTCAATCGAGCCAATGGACAACGAGTCCTATAAAAAATGGTGGGAGATATGCTTTACAGAAGCAAGAATAGTTATAGACGCGCTGGACAGTCTAGAAGACGGTGTTAAATGAAAAACATACTTTTAACAGGGATGACTGCTCAGCACACGTCTAGAAAATTAAACGCAAAAACACAGGGCTTCAGTAGTTTGATGTACACTGCATTAACTGAGCATGGCTACAACGTAGAGCAGCTTCCTCCTTCTCTTGACTGGACAGAAAAAAGTTTTGATAAGTACGACAGTGTAGTGGTAGGTATAGCTCCTCTCACAAGTACTTCTGCGCACAGAGCCTACGGAGCGTTGGGGTCTCTAGACATTCTTAAGAACGATCCTAGGCTTACACTTCTAATTGACGCACCCGAGCCATACAAGATTTGGACTAGCCTAAAAACAGTAGACCGTTCTCCAGAAAGCCTAGTAAAATCTTTTTACAAGAGTAGATACGAGCACGCCAAAGCAGCAGAGCCAGCGCATTATGAACGTTTAGTAAAAACAGTACGTAGTTTATTGAGTGACTCTTGGGCTAGAACTATGTACGCGGCGCTGCCATGGTCAGAAGATGAGCACCTAGTTTCGCAGATTCCAGCGCTTTCGGACAGCAGTCTTTTTTCTATCTGCCTAGACGCATTTATTCTGCGAGATACCGTCAAACCAACTGCAGCCAAATTTGGAACCAGTTGGTGGTGCGCAACTGCCCTAGGCACCAACTGGGTTGACGAAGTACAAAAGCAGCTGCACTACCCAGTCGTGCCAGTAAAGAGACACGCAAAAAGTAGCGACTTGGAAACATTAGCCACAATTGCGGGCGCAATTGGTTTGTTGGTTAGCACGTACAGAAACGGCGTTCCTTGGTGGACAAACAAACTAGCGCAGAGTCTTGCAGTAAACACACCGGCGCTTACCGACTGGCGACACTCCGCTGGGCTCGGATCAGACTGGGTAACGCTACCGTCCACCGTAGAGAGCATGGACAAGCTAGAGCGGTACGAAATGGCTATTAGACAAAAAGTCGCGTACACGGAAGCGGTGCCTAGCACGTTAGAAAGCACTGCTCAAATTACACTTGCACTAAGTCTACAAAATCAACTGACAGGAGTGGTATAAAAATGCTGTTTAACAAATGGCTAGACATGACAAAAAAGCTACAGAAAGAAGTGTACTTTATAGAGTTTGACAAGTTCGAGGGAGACCGTCCACAAAACATTCGCAACCTAGTCGAGTACATGCGCTGGAACATGCTTGCAGTAGACGACGAGCTAGCCGAGATGCGCCAAGCAATATCATGGAAGCCATGGCAGCACGACGCGCCATACGCGGACCGCGAAGAGATACTCAAGGAAGCGGTAGACGTGCTGCACTTCATAGCAAACATGATCGTAGCTGCCGGTGGTACAGACGAAGAGCTAAACAAGCTCTACCTGCAAAAAATGGAAAAAAACAAAAAACGTCAGCTAGAGGGCTACAAAGTAAAGGCTGAAGGCGTAAAGTGCAACCAGTGCAGCAGAGCACTAGACGACTTTGACGTAGAACAGTGCAGAGAGTCTGTCTGTCCAAACAAGAAAAAAGAACGGAGTGACACGTGAAACAGCAAGACAAAGAGTGGGTCTTACAGCAGCTTCAGAGCGTCAAGGCTCGAAAAGCAGTGGGAGACACAGTGCTAAAGCTGCTCGAGGTGTGGGACGTTGCGTCTGAAAAAATGAAAGAAGATGCCGTAGATCAAACCTTGAGCTACTTTTCTAAGCTAGCAAAGAGACACGTACTAGTTGAAGACAAAGGCTCTAACTGGGTTGCCGCCGGACCGGGACTGATTAAGGTCGGAGATGAAGTGCGAGTAAAACTAGACGCATTTACTGGCAGCACAGGGGTGCTACACAACGGACGAATTGCTAAAGTCGTGGCAATTAGATACGGTGATGTAATCGTAAACAGCGTAGACGGAGTACTGCCAGGCCTAGACGGAACACATTTTTCACCGCACGTGCTTGAGAAAAGAGCAGCAGTATGAGCCAAGACGCTTTGAGAGTGGAGGCCCTCAGAGAGGCAGCAAGTCTAATCTCTGGATCCAGAGACGCCGACTACGGCGGTCCGTATGAAAACTTTGGGCGTATTGCAGAGTTTTGGACTACGGCGTTTGGACGCAAGTTTAGCAGACGTGACGTAGCAACCGCACTCATCTTGGTTAAACTTTCCAGAGACGTAGGTCCTGGCATTCCGTACAAGCCAGACACCTGGGTAGACATTGCTGGATACGCAGGCTGCGGGTACGAGGTTGGCAGTATAGAAAAAGAGAAAGAGCAACAAGCAACTCAAACCAACTAAGACAGTACTTTTGCGTGGTTACATGCAGGACGGAGAAGACACACATGAAAACACCGTGGACATTCGAGCAGCCACTGTGCGCAGAGATAGGCACTTCAGCCTACTTTCCCCTTGCGGACGATACAAGTGACAGAGAGATAGTGCACCCAGAAAATTGGAGACTAGCAAAAAAGCTGTGCAGTGCCTGCAAACATAAAGAAGAATGTTTGGAATGGGCGATAGAAACCAACGAAGCCCACGGCATCTGGGGCGGAATGTCTGTAGTAGAACGACGTGCCTACAAAAGAAAAAAGACCAGGAGTAAAAAAGCGTGCTAACACTAGTAGAGTTCTGTCAGGCACGGCACGCTTTATGGCTAGAGCGCTCGTACGGTCTGCCGGTAGAAAGCTTGAGCAAAAATACCGCCGAACTCAGGCAGTACCACTACACAAACCTTTGGCGAGAGCTCGACAGACACACTGTCTACCTTTTCAATAACGTACAGGTTAATAGCGAGAACAGCGCTAAGCTAGTGGCGGACACTATCTGCTATAGAGCGTTTAATCGAATTGACACGCACGAGGCGATACTGGCCCATTTTAATAACTGGCCAACGGCTAGAGCAGACGCAAAAGCACTGTACGCGTTTTTATCAGCCAGAGAAAAAAACTTCACGGGTGCTTATGTACGCTGTCCAGACCTAAAAAAGGTGTGCGAGGCACTGTGTGATTTACGTGAGGTCGCCACGAAGACGGCGCAAGCCTTGGAGGCCGGTGCAACTACTAGGGCATGGAAGTTGCTTAGGGAGATATACTCATTTGGTGACTTTTTAGTGGACCAGCTAGTAATGGACTTGGTGTGGCAAGGAGGACCGTTTCACGGCGCGTTTATGCCCTCGCTGGGGCCTGGAGCAGTTCGAGGCCTAGCACACTGTGCCGCCACGGGACAGGGCGACTGGGACACGTTGCTGCAGACAGTGGACGCTGGGTTACCTCTAGACAGCAGACCGATGGTAGCCGGCAGTCCGGTCGCATACGACGCCAGGGCACTTGAGCACAGCCTGTGCGAGTACTATAAATACATAAAACACGCTGAAAGTGGCACTAAAAAAGTAAAGATGCGTACGTACAGCACTAGCCTAAAAACACTGGACAGACTGCCGCACAACTGGAGTGCCCCCGTTGCGGTACGCTAGGCCAGTAGGTTTTAGACCAGGGAGGACAGGCATGGCAGACAATAATTTTGCGTCGCAAATAGCTATTGCCGCCGTGTGTGAAACCTGCTGGCTTGCCACCCACTCCCGGTGGGAGCCAGAGGGTGTTTTTGAGAACGGCTCGATCAGTGTAAAACTGGTCGGAGTGGAAGTGCCAGAAAAAGTCAACGACGGTTCAGTAGAAGTGTGCGCCGTCTGTGAGGCTGTAACAGTTGCTGGGATATACGACATGGTGCCGGTAGACCGCAGGCTGTACAGGCAGCACTAGTCCGTAAGCCACCCAAAAAAGCCATAGGATTGGTTATAGGACACCTTTGTGGGCAGTATAGTCGTATTACCTTAAAGACTACTAAAACTCTCCTATTGACTCCAGGTGGCTTTTTTGGGGCTAAATGCCTAAAACAAGCCAGGTAAATAGGCAAGTAACATGCACTAAAACTATTTATTTGCACAAAAAGAAACAGAAAGGGGCACAAGTATGAAGGATAGGCGCCCCGGAGAGCAGCTGTGGGGGGAGTGGGACGGCCACGGTTACATCGCGGCTGTCCACGGTGCGCTCGTGTACTGCACCGACGAACATGTAGACATGGAGAATGAGGTGGTCCAGCGTGCACTCGCGTCGTCTCTCCAGCGAGATGGAGTGGCTACCGGCCTAGGCGAGGGGTACAGACTGCAAAGCGGCGCCGTAGTGGTGCTGGGCTACGCGGGTACAGTGGACGGCGACGACCTGCGCACTGTGTGCGATGAAAACGGAGAGACCAGGCTGGGCGACACCGTAGACGCCGTGCAAGCGGTAACTTGGATAGAGGTTATGTAGGCTAGGCCAGCGTCTATGACACGCCGGAAGACTTACTTCCGTGGTTCAATTATCCTACAATGAGTAGACCAGCCGATGAACTAGAGTGGCAGAGACAAGCAGCCTGCGCCAGGCCAGAAAATAAGACAATGATTGACTATTTTTTCTCAAAAGAATTCAATAAAAAATACGCGGCTAAAAACCTCTGCTTTTCCTGTCCAGTGCGAGCGCAGTGCCTAAAGTGGGCACTAGAGCATAAACAAATATGGGGAGTGTGGGGAGGAAAAGACGAAGTAGAGATAAGAAGAGCGCTTTCAGTCGGCTACACTGGCGAAGAGACTAGAAGAAGACGTTTTCCAAACTGCCCGTTGTGCTCGGCTAGGCCGGTAAATTTGTTTACTGGAGTGATACAGCTGTCCGGCGGCGGAAGATGGACAACTGCAAAAATAGTAACGTGCAAGTCTTGTAATTTTAGCTGGAAGAGCAGGACTAGTGCAAACGCCGTAGAAGCTTACCATCTAGACAGACAGTCTAGACTTGAAAAAGCCGAAAGAGCAAAAGCAAGAAGAAAAAACAGAGCTAAGCGAGCAAAGCCGCCTCGTAAAAAGCCAAGTTCTTAGCAAGTCTTTCGTCGCTGGGCTCCAGCGCACAAGCTGTTCTACCGTACTCGAGTGCCTTAATGTGTATATTCAATCGGTGTGCTGCGATCGCGGCCAAGTCGTACGGCTTCCAACCCCACGCCTCTGCTTCGCACAAGTACTCTAGTGGCTTTTCAGTTATTTGTAGAGCGCTCTCTGCCACGGCCAGACACTGCTGCCAAGCAGCTATCTCGTAATAGTGCTGCGCGAGGTCTACGTACGGTTCTCTAGACCCGGGCGCTGTCTTTATAGCTTCGGTGAGCCACTGCTCTTTATTCACCGGGTCACACTTGCTCAAAAAGCGGTAAGAAGCGGCGCGCTCTGGCGCCCAAGTGGCAGTTGGCAATGCTAGGTGCCGCTTGAATTGCACTATAGCCTCTTCGTACTGTCTGTGGTAGTAGAGCTCTCTGGCGTAGTAAAAAGCGTTTCTATCGTCGTGCAGGTCTTCTTGTACTGCCATGTGCAGTAGCGGCATGTACTGTGACCTAGACTTGCTAGAGTCTGGATAGTGGTGAATCTCTAGACTGTCAGTCCAGCCTTGCACCTCGTACTGCGCCGGGTACGGAAGTAGCACCTCGTGCACTGGGTGCTTCCACCTATAATTTTTTCTGGTGTGAATCTTGTCTCCGCCGTACTGCAGGCCTGGCACGCCCTCAGACTCCCAGCTCCAAGTGTACTTGTAGCGCGGTCTAGTCCAGCCCTGTTCCTTTGCCTTTTGTAGGTTTTCTCTCCAGCCCGGTAGCACTACCTCGTCCATGTCGAGCGCCACGCAGTAGTCTAGGTCTAGCGGCAGTGCCGCCAGCGAAGCGTTGCGAGCGATCTCAAAGCGCCAGGGCGACACTTTTACTGAGACTACGTGTATGCCTAAACTCTGCGCAAGTTCGACTGTTCCATCAGTAGAGCCGGTGTCGGCAATTAGTAGGTAGTCTCCGTCTTTACACGACTCGTACCAGCGCTCTACAAACTGCTTTTCGTTTAAGGCTATAGTATAAAAGCCTACTTTTACGTCCATGTTGTGTATCCTACACTAAAAAGTAAAAAACCCGCGAGCCGTAAGCCCGCGGGTTTTTGAGTAGAACTTACTATCCAAACACCCTGCTGTTGGTGACCATTCTAGGGTAGTTGAACGTGTAGCCAGAGCCGGCGCTGTAGTTGGCCGTGCCGATCGACGCGTCGCGGAGGTAGTTGTCCGTGTACCCGACGAAGAACATCTGTCCGTCGTCCTGCAGCAGGTACCAGCCCTGCGCGGTGGTGCTGTACCACTGGTAGTAGATGTCGACGATTCTCTGTCCCTGGTTTGGCAGGAACTGCGTGATCTCTCTAGGGTCTGCACCGGTGAACCACCTGTCTGGGACGTAGGTGTCAGAGTGCATGGTGGTGCCGCCGCTGTTGTATCCCCAAGAGCACCAGCGGGTGCGGCCGTTGATGGTCGCGCGCGCCCACACTGTGACGTAGCCGCCGCCGTTGCCCTCGCCGTACAGCTGCTGGATGTTGCCCTGGAAGTCTGTCGGCAGCGCACTGCAAAGAGTCGCTACTTGACGATTTGCGGTCGTCGCGTCGCCGATCTGTCGGTAGCCGTTGTAGCCCCAGGCGTACAAGAAGTTGTCGGTCGTGATTCCGTAGAAGGTGCCGGTGCCGGCGCCGTAGTTTGTCAGCCTGCGGAACGTCTTGCCCGCCGGCATGGTGATCTGCGTCCAGACTGTAGACTGCTGTGAGTCGGCGCCGCCGATGCCCAGCTGGCCTTGGTCGGACTGACCAGTGGTGTAGATGATTCCGTTGCTCATGAGAATTGCGCACACGCAGCGGCCGGAGTAGAAGTTCATGGCTACGTCTAGTACGTCGAGGGTGCCGCTGTACAGCGACTCCAGCTGATTCAGACGAACTGGCGCGTTCTGCTGTGTCTGGTTGCCGATGCCGAGAGTGAAGGTACCGTTCTGGCCCCAGCCCCAGACGCGCTTGAGTGAGTCCCAGGCGATGACGTTGCCGTCCTGGCCGGACTGACGGGAGTACTTGAAGCCGAGCAGTGTCGCTCCGCCCGCGTTGAAGGTCGCCGCGCCGATGCGCACGAAGAACGGACGGTTGGTGGTGTCGCCCTGTCCGAGGACGCCGTGGCCGTTGTGGCCGGCTCCCCAGAGCTCGCCCTCGACCGTCTGCACGAGAATCGTGTTCACGTTGCCGTCGGAGCTGGTGAAGGAGCCGTTCATCTGCACGTCGCGTGCGGTGCGGCCGGTGCCCGGGCCGAAGAACTTCTGCTTGATAAAGATTGTGCGGCGTATTGTGTCGCCGAAGCCGAACTGACCGTAGCCGTTGTAGCCGGTGAAGTAGACGTTGCCCTTCGTCGTGACGAAGTAGGCCCCGCCGTTGTTGCCGTTGACGTAGGAGATGTACTCGTCGGCCTCGAGCCACTGGTCCATCTGGCAGTACTGCGGCTGTGCGAAGCGCTGTCCCGGGTAGGTGGTGGTGCTATACTCGTCAGACAGGTGGTTGAAGCCAAGAGGGTGGTTGGCCTGATAGCCGGAGGCCTTCAGTCCCTTGCGGCCCGGCAGAATCCAGTGCTGTGCGGCCTTGAAGCCGGACGTGGTGCCGCGCATGTTTATGTCGGTCACGCAGAAGGTCTGCTCGACTTGAGTCGGTCTGGCGTTTCCGGTCGGTGAAATCTCTCCTGACGCAGTCCAGTTAGACGCCGAAATATTTGCGTAAGGACGTCCAGCCTGCTGCCTGTAGACCAGGTCCGTGTCTGAGCCGGTGGTCTGAATGGTGCCGACCATGCCGGAGTGCACAACGCACTGGTAGACCAGCGTGTCCGGTGCATTAGACGGAATTGTGTAAGTAATCATTGTGCCGGTCGTGGTCGACTGGTGTATGCCGGCCGAGGCGTCGTTGTTCGTCGTGCCAGTAAGGGCGCTCGTCGAGCCAGAAGAGGTACGCAGTGCAAGAGGGTGGGCAGAGATGACCTGACGTACGTCGAAGTAGTAGGTGTTTCCCTTGGCCAACCGTAGCGTCGGGTTGTTGCCGCTGATGGTGCCGCTGCGACCTGTCTTAGAAGTTCGTGCAATGATTGTGTACGGTCCAGACGCGCCCGTCGTCGGGCTGACTACCTGAAACACCGTGCCGCTCGGCCAGGCGCTTCCGCCCTCCAGGATGTAGTTCGGCTGTGTCGGTGGTAGGTTGTGCGGCGCGTTTGCGTCGCCCTCTACAAAGATGTCTCCCTGGTGTGTAAGCACTTGCTCGTCGCCGAAGCCGCTGAGCTTCTTCCAGTAGTCTGAGTTTACCGCTGTCATGTCGGCCGGATGCACTATTTCGATGGTGCCGACCGCGCCTGAGCTGTCTGCTGACTGGTACACTATGCTGGTCATCGACGGTGACGTCGGCACACGATAGGTGATGGTAGTCGAGTACGGAGTACCCTGAGGACCGGTGGTTGTGCTGTCTACGCCCTCTACTGGTTTGTTGAAGAGCGCCCCGATTGGGTTGTTAGTCGTAACGCCTGCCGCCGTGCGAAGGGCAAATGACGCGGTGGTCGGCAGAGCAGAACAGTCAAAGCGATAGGTCTCGCCCGCCGTAAGCTTGAGTGTTGGGTTGGTGCCCGAGACTCCGGAAAACACGTAGGCGCTTCCGTTGTACGTAACTGCAAAAGTTTGTGGGTCTAGTCCATCTGGTAGAAGTGGTGCCAAGCGACGCTGTGCGGCTGTCTGACCTACTGGCTGCCCGAATGAGTTGACACTTACAGTGTCTAGAGTGTCTACAACTCGCAGTTCGAGGTTGTTTGGATCTTGGCGTACTGTCCGAGTAGCCAGAGGTGTGTCGACAGTGCAGACAAAGCTCGCGCCCTTGTAGCTAACCGCGTCGTTGACTTGATATGAGGCGGTGCTAGACCACTCTCCACGCCAGTTAAACTTGATCTTGTTCAGGCTAACAGTTGCCATGTTCTTAGCTTCCTCTGTTTCTACTAGTGGTACTTGACTACTCTGCTGGGGTGCTGCCCGGCAGAGGCAGTGGATAGGCAGCTAGGCCGTCTAGCCCGGCTGCAGTAATTTCTTCTGCTGTCGCCAGTCTGAAGTCCTGCTCTTCACTGGCTGTGACTGCGTTCGCGGCCGCCTCGTTTGGAAAGCGTAAAAACAGTCTACCGTCAAAAAAGCCGACAGTCTCGACGGGTCCGCCCTCCCAAGCGCCTTGCTGCACGTATTGCGCGTCAAGCAGCATTGCGTAGCAGTACAGTGGATGCGTGTATTGTTCTTCGGCCATGTTTGTCCTCTCGTCCGTGGTGCAGCGCTCCTACAGGAGGCTGACCTGCATTGGGTAGTAGTTGTAGTTGGTGTAGTTGCTGCCGTCGGTGGTGCCGTCGTGCAGGTTGCCGTCGCGGTAGCCGAACCAGAACAGACGACCGTCGCCCATCATGATCATGCCGGCGGAGTTGGAGCTGGAGTTCCACGCCTTGATGTCGAGGATGTCCTCTCCCTGGTTAGGCATGAAGCCGGTGATCTCTCTGGCGTAGTTCGTGGTGTTCCACATGTCTGGGATGTAGCGGTCTGAGTGCATGATCGAGCCGTAGTTTGAGTAGCCGAACGAGCACCAGCGCTGCTTGCCGGCGATCAGGGCGCGCACGTACACTGTGACGTAGCCGGTGTCTCCGATGACCCACACTCCGGTGATGTTGCCCTGGAAATTTGTCGGCATGGCGGTGATGAGTGTCGGAGTCTGGCGGTTGGTGGTGTCTGAAAAGCCGAGCTGTCCGTAGCCGTTGTAGCCCCAGGAGTACAGCAGCTTGTCGGTCGTCAGCGCGTAATACGAGCTGTTGACGCCACCCTCTGCCCAGCACTGTTCCCACACCTTGCCGACCGGCCGAGTGACGAGCTGGTAGATTTGTGAGTCCTGTGAGTCGGCGCCGCCGATGCCAAGCTGTCCCTGGTTAGAGCGACCGGTGGAGTACAGCTGTCCGGCCGTGGTCAGAATCATGGTCGTCTGGCGTGAACCGACGGTAGCGGTGTCGCTGCGTGGCTGCAGCACCTGCTTGGGAAGGATGCCGCTCGTGGAGTTGATGTTGGCGAGCGTCTCGAAGGCAGACATGCGCACCGGAGAGTTCTGCTGTGTGCTTGAATCGTTTAGTCCGAGTCCGTAGGAGTAGTTTCTGCCCCAGCCCCACACCTGGTAGTTGGAGTTCCAGGCAATGACGTCGTTGTTGTACGCCGGGCCGTTTGCCTCCTGCGACCAGCCAAAGCCGAGCACGACCGCGCCGCCGCCGTTCAGCGTAGACGCACCGATGCGCGTCCAGTTGGAGCGGTTGGTGGTGTCGCCCTGTCCGAGCTGTCCCTGTGCGTTGTAGCCGGTGCCGTACAGCTCACCCTCTTGCGTGAGTACGAAGTTGGAGCTGGTGGAGCCGTCTGAGCCGGAGAAACGTCGCATGACGCGTATGTCGCGCACGGTCTTGCCGGTGCCCGGACCGAAGAACTGAATCTGGGTAAAGATGTAGCGGTTGGTCGTGTCCGTGGTGCCTAGCTGACCGTAGTTGTTGTAGCCGGTCGCGAACAGCTTGCCCTTAGTGGTGACCGCGAAAGCCTGGTAGCCGCCGCGTCGGACGTAGTCGAAGAACTCGTCGTCGTCTAGGTAGCTGCCGTTAGTGGAGGCGGTGTTGACGAACTGACAGTACTGAGGCGTGCTCTGGCGTGCGCCCGGGTAGGTGGAGGCAGAGTAGTTGTCGGACATGTGGTTGTAGCCGAGGATGCCCTGCCAGTTGTAGCCGAAAGCCTTGATGCTCTTGCGGTCTGGGGAGATCACGTAGGTCGGACCGTCACCTGGGTTTGCGCCGCGGTTGTTCATGTGCACGCCGCAGTAGCGGTCTAGGTCCTGGCTGCTTGGGTAGACGGCCGGGTCCAGCAAGATTGAGGTGCCTGTGTAGGCGCTCTGGAAGTATCGTCCAGGCTTGTCTGTCCACACTGGGTCGCGTCCTGGGCCGCGTGAAGTTAGCACGGTGTTGTCGGCGCCGGCTGGAAGTCTCTCTAGGCCAGACGCGCCGCGGAAGACGATGTCACCACGGGTAGTTGTTACAGAGGTGGAGCCCTGCGCTACCACGTTCCAGTTTGCGTTTACTGTGCCGCTGGAGATTGGTGTCTGGTTGGTGTTCGCGGTTACACAGACGTAAGAGCTGCCATCGTAGTAGACGCTATCGTTTACGTCATAGGCCGTAGAGTTAGACCACGTTCCGCGCCAGTTGAGGCGAACTTTGCCTAGGTTGATCGTTGTCATCGTTATCCTTTTCCTATGAGATCAGCAGGAGTTGGCCTGCTGAGTTTACTTGTACATCGACTTCATCGGGAAGTATAGCGTAGTCTTGGTAGTCGCTAGTCGAATAAGTCGCAGTATCTGCGCCTACATCTGCTACCAAGTCGCCGTTTTCGTTGACTTTCAACCCGAAGAATACTGGTCCTAGTTTGCGCCAGGCGGTACCGGTATATCGTAGCAGACTCTGGGTGTCGGTCTCGTAAGTGAACTGACCGGTCGCCGGTGCAGACGGTCTGGCCGAGGAAGTGCCCAGTGTTATGGCGCCGAGAACCTTGTCCGTGGCCAGGCTGGTGTACTTAAGGCCGGTGGCGGTCGAGCTGTCGGCCTGTACAAAGGTGGTGTTTGCACCGACTGGCAGGCGGACGGACGTGTCGGCGGCAGAGGCCACGATCAGGTCGCCCTTTGCGTCCAGCACGCTCTTTGTTATTACAGGGGAGCCGTTGACAGTTACGTCCGTCTGGGCCTCAACTGTCCCTAAAACAAGCGTTGAATACGTGGCTTGACCAAAGTTTACCGTGTTGGCCGGCTTCGTGTCTACGCCGTCGAACAGCTTGAACTTCTTGTCCGTGGCGTCGCGAGCGATACCTGCGTACTGAGCTCTGGCAGAGACCGTTGCAGTTCCGCCGGTAGCCGCGCTGGTTACGTTGGCGTTTACCTTGGCAAAACGGAAAGTAGTGCTGGTTGGTGTCGCGATGATTCGGTGCGTACCGTTGAATACGGCTGCACTGGTGCCGGTCACACCTGCGATTACTACGTAGTCGCCGATCTGGAAATCGTGGTCAGCGGCCGTGGTAATTGTGGCCTCGTCGCTGGTTAGCGCTCTGGTTGTGATCGTCGCTACTAGCGCGCTCGAAAGGTCTACTGCTTCCTCACCGACGAAGGCAAAGTCGACCACGTCGTCTGGGTTGTTCTGGGCGACGTAGATCATCGGGTCGACGACCGCTAGGTTGGCGGTGTCGAACGTGGTGCCGCCGCCCGCGATAGAAATCTGACCCTGGATGTCGACGTTACCGACGATGCCGACGTTGCCGCCGACGTTCAGGTTACCGGTCAAACCGATACCGCCGGCAACAGTCAGTGCGCCGTTGGCAGAGGTGCTGGACTCGGTGTCGATCTCAATGTGGACAGACTGGTTTGGGATGATGACCATCTGGGTGTCGTCGCTGGCTAGACCGCCCGCGGCGAAGACGATCGCGTTGCGGGTACCGTTGTTGCTGGTGGCTAGCACTAGGTCGCCGCGGCCCGTGGTGCCGACCGGAGCTTCCATGAAGATGTAGCCGTCGTTTATGCCAGTGATGGTGAACGAAGGGTCTGCAAACGTGGCGCCGGTGATACCCATGTCGATGTATCCGGCGTTGTCGTTGCCGTTGTTAGCGTAGGCAATGAAGTCCGTAGACACGTTCACGCCGGAGCCAAGGTTCTTGAAGGCGACCTGCGCGTAGTTGTCGTCCGCGTCGATCGTAAACACTGTGGCCGGGTTGGTCAGTGTGTCTGCAAATACGGCCGCACCGTTTCCAACGGCCAAGAACTCTAGGCCAGTAAGGCTGATGTCGCCGTTGATGAGCACGTCGCCGTTTACGTTTAGGTTACCGGTGACACCAACGCCGCCGGCCACTGTGAGGGCGCCGGTGGTGTAGCTGGTAGACTCGGTGTCGATCTCAATGTGCACTCGGTCGTCTGGAATGATGGTCATCTGCTCAGTGCCGGTGCTGAAGCCGCCGGCGGCGAAGACGATTGCGTTGCGGACGCCGCCGTCGCCGGTGGCGAGGACTAAGTCGCCGTTTCCGGTCGAGCCAGCCGGTGCCTGCATGAAAATGTAGCCGTCGTGATTACCGGTAATGCCAAACTCCGTGTCAGCAAAGTTGGCGGACGTGATACCCATGTCGATGAAGCCCTCGTCGTCGTTACCGTTGTTGGTGTACGCGATGAAGTCGGTCGAAGACGCCGTGCCGTTGCCCGTGTTCTTGAATGAGATCTGGGCGTAGTCGTTAGCAAAGTTGCGGACAACTGTGACTACCGGCTGTGTTAAGTTGTCGTGGAAGGTCTGCGCGTTGGCACCGCCGACGATGATCTCTGTGTCTAGCTTGGCGCTGTTGATGTCGATGTCTGCTGTCCACGCTGGGTCGGTGCCGTTTGTAGTGAGTAGCTTGTCGGCGTTAGACACTTGTGCTGGTAGGTAGTCTGCACCCTGTGCGATTACCGTCCAGTCGGCGTCGTCAAGAATTGTAGTTACGCCGGAGTTAAAGTCTGAGTTGGCGATGTAGGAAGAGTTGCCGTCTGTTACAACGTCGCCGCGGAAGTAGGACACTCCTGGACCCCAGGCGCCTCTCCACCTAAAGCCGGACGTGATTACTGACCACTTAGTAGCCAGGTCTGCTGCAAACGTTGCGGCGGCAGTGTGCTTAGAAGTGGCTACGTATAGGTAAGCGCCTCTTGAGACGAGGTCGCGTGCGTAATAAACTGTACCGGTTGTCCAGGCTCCGCGTAGGCGTAGGCCTTCAAAAAATACCTGCCAGTCGCTGGCGCTCGTGTCTGGGCTGTCGCCTACGGTGTCGCGAAGCGCGATGTACGCGACTGAGCCGAATAAAACTATGTCATTTTTCTGATACTCTGTGGAAGAGGACCACTCTCCCGCGAACGACTGTCCGTCTGAGAACAGTTCCCAGTTGTTGGTGTCTGTCGGCAGGTTTCCTGCTGTAGTCTGCTTGGCAATGAAAGTGCGGGCACCGTACGTAACAACGTCGTTTTTCTGGTATGAGGTGGAGTTGCTGTACGCGCCTTCAAACTGTATGCCGTCGATAAACTTTTCCCAGTTGGCAGTAACTGTCGGTAGTGTGTTTGCAGTCGTGTTGGCTACGCAGATAAACGCAGCGCCGCCATAGGCAACAACATCGCCAACTATGTACTGGACTAGGGGGTCAAAAGCCCCTCTAAAGTTGATGCCTTCGACCATGAGTGCCCAGTGGGAGGTTGTCGTCGGTAGAGTGCCGGTCGTGCTGACTTGATTGATGTACGCGTAGACGTTGCCGCCGTACTTGACGACGTCGTTGCGCTCGTACTGAGTCGAGCTGCTGTAGTCACCTACAAAGTCAAAACGAAGCTTACCTAGATCGATAATTTGTGCCACTTAGAGTACCTCCACCAGAAGACGACTTGTATCGGAATTATTCCATGAAAACTGCAGGGTGTTCTTTGTAAACAGCCATTGTGAGTAGTCGTTGTCTCTCTCCGAGTAAACGACTCTGTTACCATTTGCGTCAAAGGCTGCATCTGGCAGACTTATGGGAGATGGATCAGTCGGGTCTATTTTCTCTATGCGAAGCTTTCCGGTAGCCCAGTCCATTCTGAAGCCGTAAAAAACAGAGTCTGCAACATCCTCTAGGTTGAAGAAGTCTTTAGGTGCCGGAATAGAGACAACAGCGTCATTCGGGCTGCCACCTTGTCTGTGGGAGTAGAGCATGTCAGACCACGCCTTCTGTTGAGGTTACTACTACACTTATGCTGGACGCCACGGGGCTTTTTAGCACGAGCTGCTCTGTGACTTCTACGATAGTACCAAGCTTTACGGGGTTCAGTGTCTCTCCACCGGCGACTCTTGCCTCATTAAACACATAAAATCCGTCTGTCTCGAAGTCAGTGCTGTTCCGCGGGACTATTTTTGCGGACACCGGCAGTGCTCCACCTGTTAGGTTGGTGAGCGCTATGCCGTCTATTTTGGTACGCACTGGTGGCAGGTACACTACGTTGAAGTTGGAGCCACCTGGGTTGGTGTGGACTATGGTTCTTTGGCTCCCCACTAAGCTACTACTGCTGTATCCCATTGCCGTGTCTCCCTTGTGTCTATTCTTGTGATTATAGGTCTAGCTGGTCTACGCCGACTACCGTAAAAGATAGGTTGGCGGTTGAAGCAGCGACGTACAAATCATCGTTGATGTTGAGTGGAAACTTAAATGTTTCAAAAGAGTTAGAAGTTGCGGAGTACTGTTCCTTTGCTATGTAGCCTCTTCCTGCTTCATCGTTTACTCCTGCTGGTGCTATCCAGATAGAAAAAGTAGCTACAGTCGAAGATTTGTTTGTAACTATCACGGAGACTAAGTGCTCGCTGTCTGAGTCAAAGACTTTAGTGCCAGTTGCTCCAGCGGCTGGGTTTGCAATGGCCAGTCTTTTAATGCTAGCTGTCATGTTTTATCCTCCCAACCACCAGGCTACTGAAAAATTAGCAGTGCCCTGCGGTCCAATTGGTCCAGGCAGGCCTATTGGTCCGGTCGGTCCGGTAGCGCCTAGTGTATTACCTACATTATCCCACTGATTCGTGCTTACTACCCAAACGTACAAGTCTCCATTTGTTAAAACGTAGGCGTCGCCTGCTGCCCCTGTGGGGTGCGCAGCCAGCAAAGCCGCCAGCGACGGGTACTGTCCCTTTATTGTTGTAAATGGTCCAGAAAGACCGATTGGTCCAGTAGCGCCTGTCGGACCCGTCGGGCCAGGTTGACCAACTGGGCCAGTTGCACCCGTTGGACCTACTAGTGGAACTACTACTAAGTCCCAAGCTACGCCCGACCACTTCCAGGTTTGACCGCCAGACGTGTAGGTCTGGTTTAACGTAGGTGTGCTAGGAAAGTCAATTGCCATTAGATTAACCTCGCCCAAATGCCGATAGTAGTGTTACTGAAGGTGGTGTAGTCGACGGTGGCTGGTAAGTCTGTCTGTGCGCCGATTGCCGCGGTGATGCGTGGTGCCAATGAAGTGAGCGTGACAGGCGGGTTGTTGTACGCTAGGTACACGCCTGGTGCCACTGAACCAACAAATATGACGCCAATCGCGTACCTGGTTCCCGCGACTAAAGCATAAGAGGCTGGATAGCCGCCGCCTTCAACAAATGTACCAGTGTTGTATGAATTTGTAAACTCAAACAGAGACGTTTGATTTGCCGTTCTAGCAACCATAGTTAGCGAGTCATTTTCATCTACGGTGTACAGTGCAAATCTAATTGTCGTTGCGTTGCTTGCAGCTGGATTGCCACCTACAATCATTATACTAGAAATTGTTTTGTTTACTAGCGGTGTAAAATAATGAAACCAACAGACTCCAGAAACTAAGCTCACTTGACTGTTAAATCTGCGAGGTGCTAGATCTAAATGCGCTCTGCTCATGTGTTGGTAGCCGTACAGTGCATCTAGTGACAAAGAACTTATATCGTATGGACTAATAGCGGCACCAGTTGCTGTTTTTATGATGCCTTCTGATCGATACACTAAGTTTGCAGAGTTTGAAATACCATGCACGTCTGTGGTGTCTATTCTGTGTGTCTCAATCTGGGCTGCAGCTTCGTTTGTGGCTATTGTTAGTGCCTCTGCCTCAGTTGCAAGTGCATTTGTGTCTGCAATGCCATGTATACCAGTTGTTAAAGCGTTGTGCGCCGCTACTTTTGCATCTGCTGTCGCCGTTGCTTTATCTTGCGCTCCTACCTGTGTTTCTAGCTCGTAAGTAGCTGGAATACCGTGTACGTCTGTGTGGTCAGAGTTGTGCGCCGCGATGGCTGCTGCGGCCGCGATTGCCGCTATTTCTGCAGCTTGTGTCGATGTAGTAACTGTCGGTGCAGACAACTCTCTAGTGCTATTGTTGAACAATAATGGTGATATTGCATTTATAGAAGCCTCTGGCCCCGTTGCCCCCACTGGACCGACTGGACCGGTTGCACCAGTTGGGCCTGCTGGACCCTCGCTGTAGTCTACGTTCCAAGTGGTGCCAGTCCACACATAACGCTTCGAGTCTACTGTTACTGACTGTCCTACTGAGGGAGAGTCTGGAAAGTCGTACGCCATGTGCTACTCTCCGCTCTGCTCTGGCCATGGAGCTGCAGTGTTTCCTGCCGCTTGCCAAGCTAGATACGCAACGTAGTCTACATTGTTTTCGTCTGCTGGAATACAAGTTACGGAGTTGTCTGAGTTTACACGCATTATTAGCGCTCCAAAACTGGTGTTAGTGTGTAGAAAATAGCTCATAGTTCTGCCTCCGCTATAAAGCTGTACCGCGCCGCAGTTGAGTGGCTAGTCAGCTGCACGTGGCTGTCTTCTGAGGCCAAGAATGTTGCACCAGTTCCAACTGTAAAGGATGCAGTTATGCTGGGTGCTACTCTCTTTCTGGCTTTGTAGTAAAAGCCCGGGTAGCCTGCAGAGGCAACCGTTAGAGCAACGCCTGCATTTTGTGCGCTTCTTTCACAGTAACGCATGCACAAGTCTAACTCGACCGAGTGGTTTCTATGCTCAAAGGGAGTAGCAGTGCTGTTTGCCTCAAACTGTACGCCTGTAATAGCTATGTAGTTTTGTGCTGCAGCACCTAAGTTTACTTGTCCGGGCGCCCTGTTTGCAAAAACATAAGGAGCCCAATTATTTGTAGCGGAGCCAGACGTGTAGTTAGTGCCGGCAAGAAGCATAAATGCTAAGTGCATAGAAGTTTGATTATCGTTGTCTAGCACTCCAGACAGATCACCGTTAATGCTTATTGACTTTTGCTCCCAAGTATCTACTGCAGTTACTGAATAAGTTTTAGTTGCGTGTCTGGCATTGTCATGATCAAAAAGCTCTACTACGTACGTGCCAGTCTGAGATGCTTTTACCCAAAAACTTATGCTCGTGTCTCTAGAGCCTAGCTTGCCTTTAGACAAGTGCTGCAGAGCTTTTCCTTCTATTTTTTGTTCTAGAACTAAAAAAGTATCTGAGCTTAAGCTACTGACTGCCGCTGTACAAGTCATTTTTACTGACTTGCTAAAACCGTTGTACGCAGGAGCGTCGTTTGACTGCTCTAGATTCCACGTGCCAAAAGACCCGTCGCCGCCAAAGCTCCAACGGTCAACTGTGTAGTACCCTGGACTGTTTGCACTAGTTATAGCCGTAGCTGTAGTGGCACGCTGGGCAACTTGCATTGCCCCATTTATGATTATGTTTCTAAAAGTTTCAACTTGAGGTGCAGCTGCGCCCGTCGGACCCGTGGGTCCTGGTGTGGTTGACACTGCGCCTGTCGGTCCGGTTGGTCCAGTCGGTCCGCGTGCACCAGTCGGACCAGTCGGTCCGCCGGCAGGTCCAGTAGGTCCCGGTACAGTTGATGCTGCTCCAGTAGCGCCGGTCGGTCCTTGTGGTCCAGTGGGTCCAGTCGGACCTGGCACGGTGCTTGCTGCACCTGTTGGTCCTGTGATAGCTGGCCCGGTTGCGCCCGTTGGGCCAAAGTTTGCCGTTGCTGTTTCTACCCAGTAACCATCTGTGTAGACGTACAGTCTTAAGTTTTGTGTGTTAAACCAACCGTCTCCAGTTTGTGGCAATGTAGGTGCAGTATCCGACGGTTGAAATTTTCCAATTGGTCCAGCCGGACCAGTCGGTCCTGGTTGCGCCGGTCCTGTTGCACCGGTGGGTCCAGTGGGACCCGTAGGTCCTGTTGCGGTTGCATCGCTGCCAGCGGGGCCGGTCGGTCCTAGCGGTCCGGCAGCACCAGCTGGGCCGGTCGGTCCTACTGGAGCTGCGCCTACTTCAACCCAGTAACTGTCGTAGTACACATAAACTTTTCCGTTGTTTGAGTTGAACCAAGCTTGCCCTGGGTTTGGGTTAGACGGCGGCGTGGCTTCTGCTGTAGAAAAATTACCGGCGGGTCCTGTCGGACCGATCGCTCCAGTCGGACCCGTGGGAGTGATTCTGAGTACTTTCCAGTACTGTCCAGTCCAACTCCAAGTTGTCTGACCAGCAAAAAACTCTTGTCCAACACTGGGGTTGTCAGGAAAGTTTATTGCTACCACTTGTGCTCCTTGCGAAGAATTACCGATAAAGTGTCGTTGTCAAAGTGTACCGCAAACGTGCAATATGAATAGAAGCAAAGTGCCCCTATTTTTACTGTTTTTACTGCTATGCTTCTGGTGTGACCAGTCCTTGGTTTAACTGGTTAGTGTAGGCCTCCGCCCAAGCAGACGCAGCCTCGACTGACTCCCAGGGGCCGCTTAAGTCTATTGTTTGCCCATTTGACTGTATTTTTGCCATAGGGGGGTTGTCTGTTACCTCGTACGAGTAGCTCATTATTTTCTCCCTGTATCTTTATAGTATTGAAGAGCTTAGCTGTCCGGCGGCTCCGGCAGCCACAAATGCGCCCGGGCCGAACGACGCGCAGGCAAGCCAATTTGCTCCTACGCCTACGTCTTGTTGTGTCCAGTTCACGCCGTTGTCCACAGAAACTGCCAGTTTTCCGTTAAAGCCTACCGCTACGTAGGCGTCGTTTCCGGCGGCAACTGCAGTTATGTTCGTCAGTCCAAAACTAGAAACTCGCTGGGTCCACGTAATGCCGTCAGAAGATGAAGCCAGCTTACCATCGTCACCCGCTATTACTGCCCCTATGGATGAACTGTGAACTACTCCACGAATACGAGTCAGTCCAAATCCAGAAACTCGCTGGGTCCACGTAATGCCGTCAGAAGAGGTAGCCAGCTTACCTTCGTCGCCGACCGCAATCCACTGACCGGCACTGTAGGAAACTGCATAGATAAAAGTACTTCCAAAACTAGAAGTACGCTGAGTCCACGTAGTACCGTTTGTTGACGTAGCTAGTTTACCATTTGCCCCTACGGCGACAAAAATATCATTTCCATACTGCACGTCTAAAATTGCCGTAGTACCAAAAGAAGAGCTTCTCAGCGTGTATGTACTTCCATCTGTAGAGGTTGCTAACTTTCCAGCTGCACCAGCCACGACAAAAACACCCACGCCGTGGGCAGACCCATAAATAGAAGAAGATCCAAAACCAGAAGTTTTATGTAACCAAGTTACAGTGTCAATAGACACTGCAAGTTTAGCGCTGTCTCCAGCCGCTAGGTACAACCCAGAGTTACTACCAAAAGCAAGAGTATTTATGTTTGTAGTTCCAAATCCAGCGCTACGCACAGTCCAGTCTTGTGGCGGTCTTACTATTTTTTCTGAGGAAAAAACTCCATGCAACATTGTCAGCATATAGAATTCCTACAGAGCCAAGCTACCTGTTAAAATCCAAGTATCCGTGCCTAACTTTACAAGAGAAGCAACCGCGTATTGCTCGGAGAGCTTTCGTTTATTTTGAACAGAGTAGATGGTAACTCCACTAGCAGGTGCAATAGAAACTTGTCCTACTCCAGTCTGGACTACTACAATTTGTGCTCCTGTTGCAAATGGAACGGCAGAATTTGTTGGAACTGTCACGGTCACTGGCACGCTTGATGTCATCTGTACCAGTCTAGTCGCGTCAATTAAATCTAACGGATAAGAATTAGACTGAGGAACTGCAACTAAGTTATAGAAAGCCGGACCAGTCGCGCCGGTTGGACCAGTTACGCCCTGAATACCTTGCGCGCCTGTCGGTCCCGTCGCCCCGAGCAAGCCCTGTGAACCGGTCGGACCAGTTACGCCTTGAATACCCTGTGCACCGGTCGGTCCCGTCGGCCCGAGCAAGCCCTGTGAACCGGTCGGACCAGTTACATTTGAAGCTGCTCCAGTTGGACCAGTCGGACCAGTCGCGCCGGTTGGACCAGTTACGCCCTGAATACCTTGCGCGCCTGTCGGACCTTCTGCGTTCTTTACGTTAATTACGCCGACTAGTAGTAAATCACTTACGCACTCATATACGTATGAAGACGGAGCGTCGAACGGTACGTCTAGTGTAATTGTAGAAACTACACTGCTGTTTGATACGCCTGCAACAGTGTCGTTGTTTGTGGCTCCTGGCACTGGAGTGGTGTTTCCAGAAGCAAGACGAATTGCCAAAGGTTTAGTGCTATTTACGCCTTGAAGTGTAAAGTAGTATTTTGCTCCGCGAGTAACTGTTAGAGCCGGTAGTGGTGAACTAAAACCAGAAACAAAATAACTTCCGTTTTGTAGCTCCACCGAGTACGTATAGCCGCCCGGCAATCCAGTAGCACCAGTCGGTCCGGTTGGTCCTCGAACTGCGCCCACTGAAACCCAGTTTGTACTAACCGTGTCCCAAACGTACAGGTCTGTGCCAACTAGATAGCCTTGTCCAGCCGAGCCAGTAGGATGCGCAGCTGTTAACGCCGCAAAAGACACGTACTGACCTAAGATAGTTACGCCAGAGCCCTGCTCACCTTGTGCGCCAGTCGGGCCGGTCGGTCCTACAACTGTGCTTGCCGCGCCCACAGAACCAGTCGCGCCGGTCGCGCCCGTAGGTCCGGTCGGTCCTGTAACGGTTGAGTCCGCGC